ATGTGGCAGGACATTAGCGACGAGCTGTTGAAAATGGCACAGATTGAAGGCGAGGCCGTAACCGGTGTGTATCAAGACTTTACGCCCGACCCTTTAGTCCCGCCAACAACGAAGCAGATAGAGGCCGCCACAAAAACAGCCGTCATGACTTTGACGACCGACGTGTCGCGCTCCGGTGTGTGGGCGCAGTGGGTTAGACAAAACCAGGACTCAACTATGCGGGGCATAGCGGGCATAATACGCGAGGGCTTTAACAACAACCTGACCAAGCAAGAAATAGTTACGCAGTTGCGCGGTAAGTTCAACCGTAAAACTAAAAAGTACGAGGGTGGGTTTCTAAACGGCAAAGCACGCGCCGGCGCTAACTCGTTAACGCGTACCGGTGTTTCTCATTATGCCAACGTAGCGCGGGACCAATTCGCCGTTAAGAATAAATCATTAATCGAAGGCCGTACGCTGTTCGCTACCCTGGACAACCAAACGACGACGATATGCCTAGGCCGCCACCTCAACTTCTACCCGAGTGCCGAGCCGTTCCCTAACTTACCGTTTCACTTTAACGAGCGGTCGCAGTACATCTTTAAAACGAAAGGCTTCGACCCGCTTAACACGGACCGCAGCGTCGTCGGTGGGCAGAAAGGCGCTAACGCTCGCGAAGAGTTCGAAGCTAAGCAGGGTCGCACCGATAAGAAGGTCAGCTTTAAAGGTAAAAAGGATAACGACATCTTTGATATACAGACAATCGAAGCTAAGGTAACTAGTGATCAATGGTTACGCCGTCAGCCTCGTTGGTTTATAGAATCGACACTGGGCAAGGAACGCGCTAGACTGTTCGTAGACGGCGACCTGAAAATAGACCGTTTTACTGATATGCTAGGGCGACAATTAACCCTTGAAGAATTACAAGAAACTAACGCGGGCGCGCGAGCGTTCAGACAGGCGGCAACATGACAACAAATAGCACACAAGCACAATGGGAACACCCACAGTATATAGCCACTAAACCGGGCGTTATGCGCGTGCGTGACAGTGTCGGCGGCGAAGACGTTATCAAAAACGCAGGCGTTAGATACTTGCCGCACCCGTGCACAGACCCGCAAGAGGTCAGCAGCCCCGAGCAGCAGCTCCGCTATGTGTCCTATAAACTGTTTGCAGAGTATGAAAACATACCGGGCAACACACTAGACACCCTAGTCGGCGCAATGTTCCGCGTTGCCCCTACACTAGAAGTCGACGGCGTTGATCCTATGCTAATCGACGACGCAGACGGCAACGGCGCAGGCTTGGCCCAGTCTATCGAGTTAACCGCGTCCGAATGTTTGCAAATGCGTTACCATGGTCTACTAGTCGAGTATTCAGACCTTGCGGGCGTGGACCCTTCAGAGATTACAGAGCAACAACGGGCCGACGCAGGCCTACGGGCTACCATTAAACATTACCCGCGTGAAAGTATCGTAAATTGGTCCTATCGCGTCGTGAATGGCACTAAACAACTAAACTTAATTGTACTGTGTGAATCCGACTTACAAGTATTCGACGCCGAGAACGTGACGTCGACCGGTTTTAGTCAGGACGTCGTTAAGTCGTACCTACTTCTAGCGCTGGACAAAAACGGCGACTACTTCCAACGCCGCTACATCGTTACGGGCAAGAAAGGCACTGAGGGCAAATGGTCCGAGCTTGTCTACCCGCAGGCGAACGGGGCGAAGCTTAAAGAGATACCGTTCGAGATTGTCTACTCTTCAGAACGTCAGATCGGCGACGTGCCTAAACAGCTAGGCTATATCGACCCTATCAGCTCTAAGTCTGTGCACCGCTACCAGGTTAGCGCACTGTTAAAAGAGTCGCTACGGTTAACCGCACAGCCGACAAGTTTTACTAAGGGGTGGACGGATCAATCATTCGAGCAGTACAAGAAAGCCACAGGGCGCGATCAGATTATTCTAGGCGCTGGCGCACACATACCGCTATTCGGTGACGCCGAGGCGGGGTACTTGAACTGGGAAGCGGACAGCAACGCGCTTTTTAAGTACATGGAAGAGAACAAAAAGCAGATCATTGCACTAGGTGGGGTTTTCAGTGAAGAGAGCGAGAGCGCTAACACAGCGACGGCGGCGAGTATCAATAGCGCGGAGAAAAAAGGCGTATTGTCTACACTCGCTAAGAACATCGAAGAGAGTTACCGCCGTGTCCTTGAGTGGGCCGCAAGGTTTGACGGCAGCAACGCCGACGACGTAGTGGTAAAGCTGTCCCGTGAGTTCGTGGCTATCTCTCTTACCGCTCAAGAACGCACCGCGATACTAGGCGAACTACGCGAAAATCTAATCACCCGCGCCGAAGCGTTGCGACAATTAGAGCGTGGCGGCGTGCTGACGAAATCAGCTAACGACATACTCGACGAGCTAGAGAGTAACGGTCAGGTATAGACATTCGCTGCGGTAATGCTACTATGTGCTTATGGTGTGAGGTTCACGCCATAACTTTAAATTAACCCGAGGTTCGGAATAATGGCTATTCAATACACTGATAAGAAAGATATACCAGAAAATGAAACAAACGATTTTGTAGAGTTCGAAGACAACGGCGCGACCGTTTACCTTCACAAAGACTTTGCGCAGGCTAAAAAAGATAACTTTCGCCTACAAGGTGACGTTACCAAGTTAACCGGTGACACTAGCACCATGAAAACAAAGCTTGACGAGCTAACCGCGGGCGACGTGGAAGCGAAGCGCATAGCGGAAGAAGCCCGCGTAAAAGGCCTTAGCGCGGCAGACCGTCAAACGGAAGTAATCGAAAACTTACAGAAACAGATTACCGCTAACGAAACGAAGTACACAGACGGCATCAAAGCCGCAGCGGACGCGACGAACAGCGCCAGCAAAGCGACAGTAGTAGCGGACATTGCAGCGAGCGCCACAGAGGCGAACCGCGGTATTTTGAAACGCATGGCAGCGGCCGACCTTGAAATGCAACCGGACGGCACAATCATCGTACTTGACGCAGACGGCAAAGCAACGCCGCAAACAGTCGCCGAGTACAAAACGAATTTAAAAACACGATACCCGTCTCTTGTGTCTGCGGTGCAGAGCATGGGCGGTTTAGGGAAAGGCGGAGCCGGTGGCGAGTCTGACGGAAAAACATACGGGGGTAACATTCCCGGATTTAGCGAACTACCAGTAAACTAACTTAACCTTAAAATAGGAGTAAACCGCCATGAGCTTATCAGTCATGCAAATATTCAACGGCTACATTATGCCGCTTGTTACAGAAATGTTTCCGCAAGAAGTGGAGAAGTTCAACGCCGCATCGAATAATACTATTGTGTTAACCGGTGAAGGCTTCGACGGCTCGCACTTTGAGCAATCGTTTTACAACGCTTTACACAGCAACCAACGACGCGTTGACCGCTTTGCGGCTAACGGTGTTGTAGCAGCGGTCGACCTTACGCAAGGTAAACACGCTACGGTTAAAGTTGCGGGCGGCTTCGGTCCTCTACAATTCGAACCGGGCCAAATGTCTTGGCTACGTAAGCCAACACAAGAAGGCTTAACGGTTGCCTCTACGTACTTCGTAGAAGCGTTAATCGCGGATCAGCTTAACACTGCTATCTTAGCGTTAGTCGCTGCGATTAGTAACGTAGCTGCGTTAACGAACGACGTATCAGGCTCCGCGCCAGTATCACAAACGGCTATCAACGACACGTTAGCGCTTTTCGGTGACGCGTCGCAGAATATCCAAGCGTTGATCATGACAGGCAACTCGTGGCACAAACTGATCGGCCAAGCTATCGACAACAGTAACAACCTGTTTGAGATTGGCGGGATCGCAGTCAAAACCGGTACGACGTTCGGCCAGGGTCGACCTATTATCGTTACCGATTGCCCTGCGTTACGCGTTGCCGGTGCGCCTAACAAGCAACACGTTTTAGGCCTTGTAGCGGGTGCAATGACGGTAAGCGATAACGCCGACGTAATCACTAACGTTGAAACGAAGAACGGCAACCAGCGCATTGTCACCACGTTCCAAGCGGACTATACCTTCGGCTTAAATATGAAGGGCTTCACGTGGGATACTGTCAACGGCGGACAATCGCCTGACGACACCGACATCGGCA